ATAATGACCGTCCAAAACCGAAGGCGAGAGCGCATCCTGCTCCGAGTGAGGATCATCAATGATAAGAAGGTCAGCACCACGACCGGTAATTGCACCACCGACACCAGCAGCAAAATACTCACCGCCATGATTTGACTCCCAACGACCAGCAGCCTTAGAATCAGCCGCCAGATGCACGCCAGGAAATATTTCAGCATATTCATCAGATTCCAGTAAATTCTTCGTTTTTCGTCCAAAACGGATGGACAATTCGCCCGTATGGGTCGTTTGTATCAGTTTCGCCTTGGGATTTCTACCCATAAAGTACGCAGGGAACAAATGCGACGCAAATTCGGATTTCGTGTGTCTTGGGGGCATGTTTACGATTAATCGCTTCAACTCGCCCCTTGCGACGCGGTTAAGCTTCTCCGCATAGGTTTTATGATGGTGTCCTTGGATGAACTCGGGCCAAACGTGCCTAACAAAGCTTAAAAAGTCATTTTGGGCTTTTTCCTGCTTATCAACAAGGGTATTCCTTAAAATAAGCTTAAGAGTGTTGGTATCCAGTGATTCTAAGTTAGAAAATGGTTCCATTTTTTTAAAATTTTTTTGAATAGGGTACCTTATCCTATTTCAAACGATTTTTCAAGGGATTGTCAGCCTCGGACTCGCCTTCAAGAAAAATAAAGCATGCTTTAGGAAAAAGGGGGGTGTACCCCCGTCAAAAGGGCCTTGAGTCCGTGGAGCTGGCGCTCCACCGTCGCGCGAGCGAGGATCCCGGGCGCCGCATGTAGTAGTGTTGCCAAAATACAACACAAGATGTAGTAGCCACTAGATGTAGTAGGTAGGACCTGGCGAAACCACTACATAGCCCGGGCGCCGCATGTAGTATGTCGGACCCTGGCGACACACTACATGTTGTGTCAACACATTTATTTACATCTTATCCACATTATCCACAGACTTATTTTACCTATTTATATTAATAAATGCTACTATGTTTTAAGAAATAGAAAGAGGTAAACAATGACTAAACAAGAATTTAAGAATACTGTTAAAGGTATCTTTTCTGTTCGTTGGTTAAAGAACGATGGAACAGAAGGATATGTTCATAGAGGTATTTTAGGATTAAACAAGAAGGTTGATGGTCAACCTAATGAACATAACGATTATGTATTAGTTTATAAAATAGGCAACGGCTATGGAACTAGGCGTAGATGGGCTAATGTTAACCCTAATACAGTTACTCAAATCAATGGAGTTGCTATATGAAATTCAATATAATAACTCTAATATGGTCAATAGCTTTAATGCTATTGACCTTTAATATTTGCCTATTATGGATTGATTGGCAATTTACAAACACACTTGTATATAAATTCACTCTTATATTAAATGGTTTAATGTTTGGTATAGTAATAAATGAATGGAGTAATTCATAATGCCTAAAGATTTAGTAACTATGAACAATGTCAATATTCAACCATTAATAGAAAATTTGGTTGAGTTGGTTAAAGACAAGAAAGCAACAGGTGAATTAGATACTATGATAAGTGCTAAAATACCTGAAAAAAGTTCTGCGGATTGGAAACTAATCTGCGGTGTATTATGTAATGCAATAGTTGAATGGGTTGCCATTAATAAAGATAATGAGGTTGACCCAAAAGACTTATTAAAGCACCTGCAAAGTGATATTGGTTACATAATGAAAAGATTGGGGTTAATGTAAGTTACCTCTTTCAAATTAATCCCAAGCTAAAAGGCGAACGAAAGTTCGCCTTTTTTTATGCCTAAATTCCAGCATCTCCAGAAGTCCTGCGACCCCGGGCGATTAATCACGATCATCATTGATAGTTGAGTAATGGAGTAATGGAGTTTGGGGAGTTTGACTGGTGGGCTGCCTGGGCGATCCCGGCGTCCCGGGCTGTGGATAACTCTGTGGATAATGTTGATAACTGGGAGTTTGGGGAGTTTGGGGAGTTTAACGAAGAGGACTTACAGATATGACTACCATGCCTCTCCTATTGGGTGGGATATCACTAGGTAAACCGTTTTAACACCCAAGTTCTTTTGCTCGTTTCGTGGAGAACTCTCCACTCTACTGAAACTGAATGGTCGGCGTTGACCGATTGCTTCATTCTATTTCTAATCCTACTATACTACGAATCCAAACCTAAATCAACCCTTATTTCAGAAACTTGGGGATAAACTTCAGGAGGAAACCCCGGGCGCGCCCGGTGCCCCCAGCTCCGGCCCATGAACCATTCAACTTAGTTCATTGGGGAGTTTGGGAGTTTGGGGGAGTTTAAAAAATAAGAACAATAAGGAAATACACTGCAACCAGGATCAATGCCCACTTGACAGGTATCAGTAGTCCCAACATCCAGTCCATTCTTTTCCTTTCTAATTCTTGCGGCATGCTGCCGCCCAGTCCATGGAGGAAGCCACCTGCTTCCTGGAACCTGCGTTTTTCAAGGTTTTCCGGGGAGTTTTACAGCTCCTGTATACAATATAATCATCTCGACTGGACTTGTCAAGAGCCCGGGCGAAATATTTATAGCGGAACTCAGCCGTTTCTCCGTGGAGGAAAGTACCGGGCGCCCGGTGCGCCGCAGTCCCCACGCAAAAAACCGCGCAAAACGGTGATTTTCATTGGGGGAGTTTGGGAGTTTCGCACTCTTCATGCTGCCCCGGGCTCACCAGTCCTGATCAAAAAACCGCGGACTTCTGCGATTTATTACAGGGAGTTTGGGAGTTCTGCGGCGGGCGCACCGGGCGCCCGGGTGACTTATCCCGAGCTTATCCACAGAGTTATACACATAGGGGAGTTTGGGAGTTTCACCCAAATTCCCCTTGCGTGTCTAGTTTTCTACAGGTCTGAATATGTCTTTTATTCCCTGTGCAAATCCTTTCTCTTGCTCTTCAGCCATATCTTCAGCTCGTTTCGCATTGCGTGTCATGACAGGAACAACCCCGTCATAATGATTAGCAATTCGTTTTAAAGTTTCGCCATTCTCTTCAATGGCGTCAGCAATCCTAGTGAGTGCTTGTGAAATGGTGTCGTCTACTACCATAGTATGTCCTTTCTATTTCTAATTGCATTATACCACGACCTTATCCACAAAGCAACAACTCATTTGGACTATTTTCAGGAGGGACTGTTGTGGCCGGGATCCCGGTGACATGGGCCATGCTGCAAGTTGGCCGCAGAAAGCATAGGGTTTCTGGGGAGTTTGGGAGTTTCGCCGCCTGCTTCCTGGCCGCTGCATCCTGAACCCGGGCTCACGGAAAGTGGCGCATTTGTTACATTTTATGAGGGGAGTTTGGGAGTTTGGGAGTTTGGGACTGGGAAGACGCGCCGGGCGCCCGGTGCCTCCGGGCACTTATCCACAGGATATACACAAGTTATATGTATTTAGGGAGTTTGGGAGTTTGAAAGCACTTGACACAGATTCAGGCCCGTGAGCCGTCCTTCGTACAGCCCGGGCACCACATCAATGGCCTTTGCGCGCAACTCTTGGGCCGCGGACCCTGAAAACAGTTTAACGCGTCGCCCCCCTTGGGGCTTGCGCAAGTCCACAAGTATGAATACAGGTGCTCCATAGCCTGCATACCACTTATTCCAAGCTGCTTGAAGTGGTGAAATTCGTATCTTGTTATTAGGTTGTACTATCTTCAGCTCAAGTGTGAAGAATCCTGTAACATTGTGAAATACTATGCAATCAGGGAATCCTGGCGTGGCATAACTCTCAATCCTCGAGACAAGATACTTCTCATCCCCATTTTCCAATAATTTCTTTACACTCTTCCAAAAGTTTGTTTCCGGTTTTACGGTCATACACCGTCTTGTCCTTCACTACCTTCTGCTTGTACTGGGGTGATGTCCTTAATTCCTTCGCCATTGGGTTTCGCTTCTTGAACTTCAAGGACCACACCTTTTTCCTCTTTTTTAAATTTTCCATCTAATCCTAATTCCTTTAATTGTTTTAAAACTTCTTCACGGGACATACTATCAATAGTTCCCGTTCTGATTTCTTTCCTGTCAATGTACAATCCCGCAGCTTGTCCGCGCAACCGCTCAGCATTAACAGCAGCACTATAAGACTTTTCAGTAAGAGCCCTCTCACGGAGCCTCGCCAATTCCTGCACATGCTTGTTTAATTTCACCTCGTGTGTCTTTTCAATTTCAGCCCGTCTCGCGACAATGGCTGATACCACATGAGGATATCTCCTTCCATTCAATAATACAGAGGAAGTTACATTCGCACTGTCCTCGCTATATCCTGCCTGCCTGGCGCACTCCGTCGGTGTCAGTCTCCCCTCATTCTCTGTGAAGATCTTGACAAACACCCGTTGCTTGACAGTAAGCCTGTCCGGACCTTTTGGGTACTTCAAGGACATGTCCTGTTTCACCACCTTTGTGCCACCAATTGTGCCACCACTGATTCTTGGATCAACCATGCTTCAAACCTCCAAATTCCCTATAGTACTGGGATTTTTACTCATACAAAAATCTAAAAAAACTAAATATGCCACTTGCGTAGACAAGGCCCGACACATTGGTGGCACAACATAAATTGTTGATATCATTGAACTAATCGTTAAATGTGCCATTGTGCCACCTATCCCGGTATAAAAAATTTAAAAAAAACATTTGAGTAAAAATTCCCCTACTATAGGATTGAAATGGATCGCCATGCGCCTTTCTCCGATGTAATCCATTTTCTGCGCTTTAACTGATATATCATGCCATGAATCGCGCACTTGGATTTATAGCCCATCAGTTGCTTAAGCTCTTCGTAAGATGGTGAATGCCTGTTAGCCTTGATGAACATAACAATCACATCATACATCTTTTTTTGTCTGGGAGTCAAGCCTGTTCTAGACGCCATCTTTCGTGTATTTTTCACCCGTGTCTCCATCAATGTAGGTCTTCGATTTCCTGTTTGGAAATTCATTATATCCTGTCGCATTCGGGTTAGGCCCGTAATTCCTGCACACCTTAGCATACATTTCATTCGGACCCAACTCCTGAATAGTCTCAGGGGTTATTGAGTCGTACAGCTCGCGTTGCAGTTTTTTCTCCTCAGCGCTCAGCTTTTTCGGCTTGTAGTGCTGGAAATTATCCTTGGTTCGCTTAGCCCATGTTATCCTAATCCCAGGTGGTGGACGATTAAGCGTCACGCCGTTCTTGTTCTGGTGCGACCCAGTCCAAGTCCCAGGGGCGTAGTGCTTCTCCGTCACGTAGTCATAGCATTCCTTGTTGGACGCGAACTCAACGACTTCCTTGCTGAGCAGCTCGGCGTCCTTCCACACGTTAATCTCGTATTTGTCCATAATTTCCATTAGAAGTTCAACAGATCAATCTTAAGGTATTCGATCTTTTTCACCCATCCTTTCGGTATAGTGATGTATCGTCCACCCTCCTTCTCCTCGTCCTTCTCCTCCTGCGGATCCAGACACCACGACCCCATGATCGTGACTCTTAGATCATCGTTTCTTATCATCCATCCAATGTCAACGCACGTCGCCAGCTTGGCGTCGCGCATCTTGCCCAGAGTCACCCATCCAGTGTCACCGTCCATGGCGTCCATCCACGTGATGCGCACCATCGGCCAGCAGTCCGGATATTTAATCGAGGGTGATGTCTTCGTGTCCTTTTCGTTCGAATTTTGCATTGTTCTCATCCTCTCTGTTTTTATGTCCTTCCGTCACCACGTCCATGATCTGGGGCTTGGTTTGCAACCGCACCTCATAATCCTGGAACACCACCACCCAGAAGCGAGCTTCACCACCACGTTCAGTGGTGGCTTTCCCCGCCTTGAAATTCTCCACGGTTTTTCTAAAACCCACGGACAGCAGTTCCAGCAGTCTGGACTTAAACAATACACGATCAGTCATGTCCTCGAACCTAACGTACCAGGAAGGCTTCTCCGTCAACCCCGTCTTTGGATTGATGGCTCCGTCCTCCACCTGGTGCAGATCTATGATCTTCAGTGTTGCCATTAGTTTATAGTATCCTTGTTATTCCAGTTGTGCGCCGCTTCGCGATATTTCTCCTGGAGTTTTTCCTCGTCAAATCCGGTAAGGGCTTCCCCCTTCCTTCGTTCCTGATAACCTTTCGCAAAGTCATCAATTATCTCCATCAGCATTAGGGTTGGAAAGACCACGCCGTGTACTTTAATTGCGCTTAATTTGCCAAGGGTCTCCTGGAAATTGTCTTCCTCCTCCTCGCACTTGCGGAGAATTCCTTTAATATCTTTTATTGCTTTTAATAATTCTTGCATTTTTTATCCGTATTCCTTTCTCATCTGCCGTCTTCTTTATCATGTGCATCATCTCTTGTCCCGGTCCTCGATGCATGTCCGACCCCATTCGCACCAACGCGTCATAGTAGGG